TTCTAAGTTGCGAAGCTTTTCAGCTTTCCTTGTTTCGCTTAATTTGACTCCGCGAGTCTTTATTAAGCTTCTAGTTTCTTTCCTGAAGTTAATCCTTCTTACTCTATGCACTTCCTGATTTGTTCTTATTTTGTATCCATGTGCTTTGAGGATATAAAGCACAACATTTGGACTTGATAAATCGAACAATTCAGCAATCTCAACCGAAGACATCCCATCTTTATAAAACTGCCAATATTCATTGGCTTTTGCTTTAAATCGAGAGAGCATTTCAGCAGATTGACTTCCCGGTTCTCTCGTGGGTATGCCGAGTTTGTTGAGAGCGCGGCATATAGATGCTGTCGTGGTATTTTCTCCTTCGGCAATCGCGCTCAACGACATTTTGAACACGACATATTTTTTAGCCCACCGCAGCTTATCTTCTTCTTTGTAGGCTTTTAATTCCTCTCTTGAAATAAATCCGGTTTCAATACCAGAAGTAGATAAAAACTTCTGGACATTAGATGGTGAAATTCGCATTAACGCAGCTATCTCGTTAATGCTTTTGCCTTGATTGAACAGTTCTTTGCACTGTTTAATGTTAGAAGCGTCAGCTTTGAATTTACTATCTCTATAGCATCCACAGGATACGATTTTTCCTGATGTCAGGTAATCGGCTCTAACAGACGTAGTGTTGCCACATTCGCATTGGCAGCACCAAAAAGGCTTTCTGTTTATTTTTGCGTTATCTCTTGCTGTTACGGTTAATTTACCGTATTTCTGTGTTGGAGTAATGCTTGATTTTTTCATTAGCCAGAAGCCACACATTTTACTATTTTCCAATTTCCAATCACAAATCCATTCGTAGAGGGGATTTGTGATTGTTTTTATGAATTTTCCACAACATACTCGGCGTATGCTTTCGCTAAGTTGCAGATTAAGTCGTAGCAAGATTCAATCTCTTCCTCCAACTCACGCTTGATGGAGGGTGGGACGCAACCTAACAACTGTCCGGACTCGAAATCATACTGTCCATCATCGCAGACTTCTTCTCCGATGCCGTATTTAGCGATTGCATCCGCTACGGCTGCGGAAATATTGCTGATTTTTTCAAGGTGGTTATTCCATGCGTCTGTTACGACAAACGCCGCATATAGATTACCTATTACTGTTGATGAATAAGCCATGATATAATTTCCTTAATGCTATGCTTGTTTGATTTAGAGGCTTGGGGTGCTTCCCTTGCCTCTATTATTGTGGTTTTTATCTTAGCTCCCAAGAACCATCTTGGTTCTTCAATATAGAGCTTTCCTCCACGAGGAAAGTCTCCGTATTTTCCGAATCGCATTTAGCAAATCCGTTTTTAACTAAATCTTCCTCCGTATCATCGCCACACAAAGGAAACACCTCGCAGAATTTCTCTCCACAGTAGCCCCAATGACAACCTAGGTCGTCTTTTTCGATTTTATCAAAACAGTAATAGTTGATAATCATGATATAATGTCCTTTAATGCTTGCTTGATTTAGAGGCTTGGGGTGCTTCCATTGCCTCTATATTTATATAATGCCATAGCATTTTGTCCGTGTCAAGAGAAAAGTGTCCGTATTTTTAAAATATTTTTCTCATGCTAAAATTGCATTAAATTTTACCTGTAATTGCATGACTATTAAACGAAGCCAAATAGAAGAGTGGGATATTGAGCGTTTAAGCCCTTATGCGAATAACGCAAAGCTACATCCTGATTCCCATGTGGAACAGATAGCCAATTCTATAGAAGAGTTCACGTTTCTCGACCCGGTGGCAGTGGATGAAAAGGGTGAACTGCTAGAAGGTCATGGTCGGCTATTGGCAGCTAAAAGACGCGGTGACAAAACTATTCCCGTAATTCAGGTGACGGGGTTGACCGATGCTCAGAAGGTGGCCTATCGGTTAGCGCATAATAAGCTGACAATGAATACCGGCTTTGACCCGGAACTACTGAAGATTGATTTTGAGTTTTTGCAAGAGGAGGATTTTGAGCTAAGTTTGACTGGGTTTGGTGAACTGGAGTTGAGTTTTTTGGATGATGTGCAGAAGGATGATGGGGATGGTGAAGGTGGCAGTGGTGGGGATGGAAATATACCAGAATCATCATCCAAAGAGGTTGATGTAGATGAATTTGACTTTGAGCATAAATGTCCTAAATGTGGTTTTGAATTTAATAGTAAAGAATGAGCAATCCTATAGCGTGGTACTTAAAAGATTTAAAAGACATCCCACAGAACGGATTAAAAGTTATGTCAACTTTTAGCTGTGGCGGTGGGAGTTCTATGGGTTATAAATTAGCAGGTTGTGACGTAATTGCCGCTAATGATATTGACTCTGAAATGGCTTATCATTACAAGCTAAACCTCAAACCTAAACATTATTTTCTGTGTCCTATTAAAGATTTATTGAAGAAAGAATTGCCTGATGAACTTTATCATTTAGATATATTGGATGGTAGCCCGCCATGCTCTACGTTCAGTATGGCAGGTAGCAGAGAAAAGGCATGGGGTAAAAAGAAGCATTTTAGGGAAGGTCAAGCCGAACAAGTTTTAGATGATTTATTCTTTGATTATCTAAACTTAGTTGAACATTTAAAGCCTAGAGTTGCCATAGCTGAAAATGTTAAAGGTATGTTGCAAGGTAACGCTAAAGGTTACTGCAAAATGGTAATTGATAGGTTTAGAGATATTGGATATAAACCTCAATTGTTTCTAGTTAATGCCGCTGATTGTGGAGTGCCACAAAAACGAGAACGGGTATTTTTTATCGCTTTACGTAATGATATTAATAAACCTAAATTGGTGTTAGCTCCCAAGTCTAGATGGATTAGTGCAGGTGAGGCTACAAGTGATTTACAGGTACTTACTGATGATGAAATTAGAGAAACAAAACCATCGCCTTGTGATTTGAAATGGTGGCATCTTACGGATAAGGGCAAGGGATACGAACAAGCAGTGATAAGGAAGGGATTAAAAGCTAAATTATTTAACAACAAGAGATTAGATGACAAAATACCATCAAATACATTGCCAGCGAATGAATCAATAATAATGCACTGGGGTGTATGCAGAAAACTCACTTACCGTGAATGGAAACGCATTGGCTCATTCCCTGACGATTACCAAGCTAAAACCGATAAGGTAGGCAAATACATGATAGGAATGAGTGTGCCACCACGCATGACCGAACAAGTTGCAAAAGCTGTTATTGAGCAGTGGTTATAGTCTACTTATCGAAACCATAACGCAACTATCCGAAATACCTATAAGTGTGTTATAATTATCATGTAATCCCCTCGCCGGATGGTGCGACTAACACCGAGTCCGCAGGGGAATTAACCTAGTAAGAGGTCACATGAATAATTTAGCATTTAATCAGGAAATTGCAATTACGCTTTATGAATCTGACGATGAATTTCCTGTAGATTTTGATTTTGCTTGGCAGTGGTTAGGCTACACAAGAAAAGACAATGCAAAACGGATACTCGTTTCAGAATTTCAGCACGGAGTAGACTTTTCCTCAGAAACGAGGAAAACCTCATCAAATGGTCGTCCTACTGAATCCATCATGTTAACAGTAGAGTGTTTTAAGTCTTTTGGAATGATGGCTGGTACGGAGCAGGGTAAATCTATCAGAAAATACTTCCTTGAATGCGAACGAATAGCCAAGATAGCAACTAAGCAACCCCAGAGATTGGGCGCGTATACTCAACGAGTAGAATCAATGTTTGATGATGCTAATAAAATACCCATTGGTTATTGGTGCGTATTGCATGAATCCGCAAATCTGCTTATATGGGTAGAACAAAAGCTCAGGTATCCTGTTGATAAGGCTGATTTATTAGATGGTTCTATTGGCATCCACTGGTCTAACCACCGCAAAGACAAAGACTGGAGTGGCGATCGCATCAAGTTTAAATACCGTTTTCCCGATGGTAGATACTGTAATCCTTGGTGTTATCAGATGAGAGAATTGGAGCATTTTAGGTATTTTTTGGAGCAAAAATATAAGCCCGCTTTACTCCCTCAGTATCTAGAATCTAAGTATCCTGGTTTAGTTAAAGTCTTGTAATTTTATTAAATTTCTAGCCTATTAATACGCTAGGAATTTTCCGCATAATACCTCTGAATTTTCTTATAATTCCTCTGTAGCATCTTGGTAAATGCCGGAGTGTTGTGATTTTTCCACTCCGGTTCTGTAGGGTGAATAATCCAGTTTTTAGGACTATGACAGACATTAAGGTGACAATGTTTGCACGTTGGGAAAATGTTAATCCCGTACCTATCTCCCGACTTGCGATAACTGGAGTGATGGATTTGTTCGGATTTATTAATTAAGCATACAGCACAAATCCCATGAGTTCTGAGGTGTGCTTTGTGGCAACGTTTCTTGTATTTTTTGATGTTGCCATATCGTACTTTGTAGTTAGGCATAAAATAATTTTAATGGCATTCTTGGGTTATTAATGTATTATATAAAAGTGAGAGTTCAAGGATGAGAATATGAGTTTAATTGCGTCAGATTTTTGTATAGTTGCAATCTCTAAATCAGAGTTTGATTTTGATTTGGGTTACGCTAGAAGAACAGATACTTACAATAATTGGACAATAAAATATTTATGCCCCAATGGTGGCATTTTAGCCGTAGATATAGCGGACAATGCCGGACATTATTACAGCATTGCGGCTGATCACATAGACCCTTGTGAGGGTATTGATGTGTTTTTCTCATACGCTAAGAATGCGATTCATCAATTGATGATATAAACCAAAAACGCCCCAATGGGGCGTTTTACATTCTCTGTGAATTTGTGAGAGTTCAACAGGAATATTACTAATATAACACAAAAACCGCTTAGACACCAATCTAAGCGGTTTTTGTGTTGTGGATAGATACTCACCACCAAGCAAGTTCTTCCGTTTTCTCTTCATCTAATATCGTGTTTATTTCATCAACCATCAGTTTTACCGATGAAAAATTCTTGGTAACAAGAGGTGTATACAGTTTAGGATCATATATTGCATAGTAAATTTTAATAATACCCTTAGTTTGTTTCTTGCCAGCAATTATGGAATGTCCTTCCTTTGTGAATCCCACACAATGCCCAGATTTGATATCTGAAACTTTTACTTTATGTTTATTAGATTTTTTAATTACATTAGTTTTGTTCTTCTGTGCCAACAGAAAAGCGGTCAGAGAATAGAAGCCTTGTCTTGTATACTCTGCTTCTAGTTTGTCATAATTCCAAGTCAAATACTCTTTATAGGTAGTCATTGTTGTGTTTCCTTTGTCTTTTATATAATTAATATAGTCTATACTTAATTTAAAAATATTTCCTAGTATTTCTGTATACG